ACAACCTCAGGAGTAAATTGTAGAGATTGATGTCTAGTTAAACAAAGTTTTACTTTATTTGTGGATTGTCTAAAGATATAGTAAATTTTATTATTTTCAAGTCCACCAGCAGCTGTTGATGCAGTGTAAATTACCTTGTCTCCACTGTTTAACTGATGATCACTAATACTAATAGTGTTGTTTGTTACATCAACATCTCCTGAGGCAAAATCTTTAGGGTCAAAAACTATTCTTCTATTGAAATCGTTATATTTTACAGTAACTGAAGTTATTATTCCTGGTTTAATATCTACATCTACAGTGTCATCAAAGAGTAATGCATGAGTTGACGCAGTAGCTACTGTAACCACATTCTTAGTTACTTCAGCAGTAACCACATTATCTTTAGTAGTTTCAAAACTATGATGAACCCCTGTACCAAATCCAGTTAATCTTAGTAATCCTCTAGTTTCAGTTGTCGCTGCAACTCCTACGAAAGTACCAGTTGTGCCTACACCTACTTTAAAAGTTGAAATTCCTATAAGATCATTTGAAATTTTACCAACATAAAGAGTTGAATTATTAGGTAAAGTAAATTCAGTGGTTCCATCAGTTGATACACCTATGGAATCGCCTCCATTGTTCTTATAAGTTAAAACATCACCAGTATTTAATTCATGATCAGGTAATAAAATAGATTGAGTTTGAACAAAAATCTGAGTTAAACCTGCACCTGGATTTGAGAATGAAATAGTTGTTCCAATACCTACACCAGTTAGAGTTCCAATTCCTAAAGCCTCCTTAGGTTCAAAATAAATTTCTTTATTTAATTCAAAAATTACACTATTTTGAGGAGATGATAGATATGTGAATTTTCTAGAATCCTCAGTTATTACAGATGTAGCAGTATGAGCGATAGATACGGTATCATTTTGAGTTCTAATAACTCTTAATCTCTGATTTTTCCTATCAACTGCAAGAACTTTTACATCTTCTGTTCCTATTCCAAGAGTATCATTAACACCAATCGATAATAAGTCACTATTTAATGATCCAGATACTCCAAAATATGTTACCAACCCAGTAACACCTGTAGTACTAACTCCTCCAGTTAAACTTAATGTTTCAGTTCTTACACCAATATTGAAACTTCCCTCAAGAGAACTGATAGAAGTATTAAATCCTGATAGTGAAACTAAATTTTTATTTACAAAATTATGAGGTAATGTAGAAATAGCAATAAAAGTTCCATTTGAATCATAAGGAGCTATTTCTAAATTTGTTATTGAACTAGTTGCTACACTAATATTAGTAACTTGTTTTCCTTCTACTTCTTTAATTTTAGCCTTAGCAGTTTGAGATCCAGGTAAAGGTTCAAAAAGAATTTTTTCACCTACTTGATAATTGTTTCCTCCCGTCAGAATTCCTACATTATCAATTTGACCTGAAGATGATAAAACAACATCAACAATAGGAGTCGTTTTTTTATTTGGTTGAACTAAAAAATCATAAGATGCATTATTTTTTGTTAAAGCATAGGGAGTCGTATTTCTAAAACATTTTGCTGAATTAAAATCATAGTCTGTTTGATTATTAGACTTATCATAGTTAAAAGAATTTGGTTTTGAATGGAAAGCATTACCAATCAAATAAGGGAATTTTGGAATCTTATACTTACTAAATGCACCCGAACTCTCAACACTACCAGAATTGATAGTCGCAAAATATGCATATACTCCATTTGGATAATCTGGTGTTACACAGAAACGTCCATTATACTCATCTAAATCTCCCGAATTATCAAATACAAAATCTTCAACAAAAAATCCTTGATGGAAAACAGATAAAGGAGGTCTAGTATCACTAGTTGCTGGTTTATAACCAGACTCCATGGCTCTTACTGCTCCCCCAGTAGGAGTTGTGTAACCATATGGGCCATAGATTGGATTTCCATCATAAGCCCATCCTATTATGGGAGAATGGAATGAAGCAGATACTTCTTGTCCATCAACTCTCTCTAAATCAAGAAGTCCATATTTAATATCATTATTTTGATTTCTAACATATACAGATTCTCTTAGTTTTCTAGGTGCGTATAAATGAGTGTATTGAATACCTAAATCTGGATTTTCTGCAGCGTCTAAAATACCATCATCACTAGAAATGATATCCAAAGATTTTTCAAATAAATTAACTGTCCAATTTTGAATATTTGCTTTAAATTTAGCACCACTTCCACTTGGAGTTACATTTACTATTACTCTATTAGTATAACCAATACCTGCATTATGGATTCTTACACTTTTAAGTTGTCCATTTTCTAAAACAGGCACTATTTCAGCATATTTTCCAGATCCATCTGTTTCTAATTCTAATGATGGTGGAGAGTTATATCCAAAACCTTCATTTACAACTAAAACATCAACGAGTTTTCCATTATTAATAACTGGAGTAACTTGAGCTCCTGTACCTGTTTTAGTTGTAATAAGGGGTTGCCTATCATAATTAAGAATTTCAGAAGAACCATAATCTGCACCAGAATTTATAACTTGAACTGAATCAATGAATCCTCTAAACAAAGGTTGAATTTTAGCTCTAAAATCTTGTCCACTAGCAGTAGTGACTCCAATCTCACCACTTAAATTAACTACAATTGGTTCATAGTTGAAAGAATGAGTTCCTGTGCCCAAACCTGCAATAGAAAAATCAATATATTCATTATTATCAAAATAGAAAGACTTAGCGGTTGTTCCAACTCCAACACTAGATAATTTAAAGTTATTAGCATCTACTTCTGTAACCAAATATTGAGTATTAGAGTTTATACCACTTATTCTATCTTTATCATATGAATATTCTATAATTTCTCCAGATTTATATCCATGATCATTTATGTTTATCTGATTAAGAGCTGTGTTTATTCCTGTCGCTGAAATAATCGTTCTTTTTTTGTTTTCGTATCCTATACCAGAATTTTTAATAATAATATTAGATAAAATTTTCTTTTTATCAAAGGATTGTAATCTTTGTATTCCTGTTCCAAAAGAAGTTAAAGAAACTGTTTCAATTCCTGCAGAAATTGCTTGATCCTGAGTTTCATAAAGTTTTACTGTAGATACTCCAACAGTATGAACATAGTAAACAGCCTCAGTAGTAATTCCACCAACTAATGTTCCTCCATCTGGTTTATAAATTACTTTTTCACCATTTCTAAACTTATGAAAAGTAGAAAAACCAATAGTATCAGCCTCTAAGTTGACACGAGCAGAATCTGAATCTTTTACACCAAAAGCATTAAAGGAAACATCATGAGTCGCAAGAATGGTATTGGCAAAAGCTTCTGCACCAACACCATTTCCCCCTGTGATGGTTATGATAGGATCTGATACATAATCAAAACCTGGATCTACGATATCAATAGAATTTAAATTTCCTCTAATGGCTGCGATGGCAGTTGCACCACTCCCAACTGTATCTTCAATGTGTATAAGTGGAGGATTTAAAATATCATAGTCTTTTCCATCTGCACTTATGTCTATTTTATTAAGTGGACCGTAATAAACTGTATCTGTGGATTTGTAATTAAGAATCTCAACACCATTTATCAAAATACCTGTTCTACTACCAGGTTCAGTGATGTAAGTACCACTTTCGTCACTAGGTTCATTTATTTGTTTTAAAAGTAATTGATTATCAACTATCTTATCAAAATAACTAAGGGGTTGTATGGTATTAGAAGTTACAATACCAGAAACAGATACAAAATTATTATTATTAATATTACTGGGACTTGTAGCAAGTTGAAATTGATTTTTATTTACTCTTTTTACAAAGAAAATTCCTGGATTTATTTCAGGAAACTTACTAACGCTTATACTCTCATTACCTAAGAAATCCTCCGTGATTATATCAAAAGAATTATAATAAACCGCATCTCCCGTATAATACCCATGATCATTTACATCTAAAACCGTAAAAGTTTCTCCACTGTACGATCCAGTTAATGTAACTTTTCTATCATAAAAATCTAGAGGTCCATTAAAATAATTAGGAATAGATGGAGAGGCAACTAAAACACTTCCATCAAAATCTACGTAAGTATTTTGAATATTGGCAAAATAATTATCAATATAATAATAATCTTTTAAAGCTACATCAACCTTTGCTCTAGTTATATTTCTTTGTACACTTTTAATAGAAGAAAGAGATCCTTGTCCTCTAATAGAGAATTTAAAAGGATTTATAACTTCATTTACAAGAGAATCCTTATTGTTACCACCTGTGTCTATAACTGTAACCGTATCTCCCAATTGAAAATTATTTTCAGTAAAAGTTTCTAGAGTATATGTAAAATCTGATGAATCAACCAAAACTATTGATTTTACATCATAACTTGTAGCTATATTATAAAACCAATTATCAACATTTGGTCCAGAGGTTGTAATTCCTAAAGATTGTACTTTTGCAGTATCATTAAGAGAATAATAATAAGTATCATTTTGAATTATTGGTTCTGCTAAAACTGATCCTATTTTAACAGTTACTTTATTCGCAGTTCCAACACCAATGTAACCATAAGCTTCAACATTTAATCTTATATCTTCTTTTGACTCAATAATAGATGTAGTGCCAATATCTGTAGTATTTGCTACTCCTACACCATAGAACTGATTTAATGATTTTGATCTATAAGTTAATATTCCCGATTCAACTGCCAATTCACCAGAATTAGGGAATCCGATTGTGGAATCTACATCAATTACACTAGCACCAATGCTCACAGGAGTTATGACTTTGGTATTAGGGTGAACACTAAACTCTCCAAAAATACTTCCCTGTAGAGGAATATCTTTAGCATAGTTAAAATCAAGACTTAACTTATAATAATCCTTACTATTAAAAGTTATTTTTTCAATTGCAGAGATAGGTGAATACGCTGGATTTATATTATAGTCAGTATAAGCATCTTGAAATAACGTGCTATTCAATAATTGAGAGGGATCTCCATTTATTGCTTGAACAACTAAATCCTTTGTAACTCTATAATCAGCATCAGAAGGTCTAAAAACAAAATTTTGTGGTTTTAATACTTCTACTGGTTCTCCATACAAAGCACCAAAAAGCATACTAAAGGATTCATCTGTTCCTTTAGCTTGATAAAAATCTTTAGATCTTGATATAAACAGTCTTTGATTTAAATCATCAGCCAAAGTTCTATTCTCAAAACCAGGACTTAATTGATTTTTTATTTTAAGTAAAAATTCATTAAAAAGTAATGCACTTAAATTAACAATTTTATCTCCACCTTTATGTTTCGCAGTGCTGGAAGTTGAAAAAGTTAAACGATCAGTATCATTTAAAGCTTTATAAGAAGTTACTCCACTAAATCCCCTTCTACATCCTGTAAATGAAGTTTTAGTTTTTTCTGAATATAGAATAATCTCATCACCAATTTGAATCAATCCATCTCTATCAGGGAATTGATACGTACCAAAAACTTCTTTAGATAAATCAAATGCCACTGTAATAGTAGTATCATTATACGAAATATCTGCTCCCAACTCAGTTTCTTGTGCATTATTAGTTAACGACTCTAATTTCAAATACTCATCAATATTCTGTATTAAATCAACAGATGCTCCTGGAAATTCTTGAGAAATATAATATTCTTTTAAAAAGTCAGCTATTAAAGGAAAGTCATCCTTTACAAAAGAAGGGAGTTGATTTGCAACTATACTTTGCAGTTGAACTCTTTGTATGTCTGTAGATATCATTTTTTGTATATGTTGATCTTAGTAAGAATATGAGAGTTAATAACCGCCGCCGTAACCGCCGCCACCGCCGCCAGTGCCGCCACCACCGCCAGTGCTACCTCCACCACTAGTACCACCACCGCCAGTGCTACCACCAGTAGAACCGCCTGTAGAACCGCCAGAAGCGGAGCCAGAGGAGGATGTTGTGGATGTTGTGGATGTTGTAGTAGAAGTCATAGTTTCGCTGCCTACACGGTTCGATACAGTGGTTGTGGTGAGTGACTCAGTTGCAAATATAGGGCCACCACGAACTAGACTTCCATTTACATAACTTGAAGTAACAAGATAGTTGCTTCCTGATACATCTACTCCAGAGGAAATATTATCAGGTTTTGAAGTAACCTCTGTTTGATTTAGATCTATTTGTAAGTACAAATCTTGAAGTCCTATTACATCATTAGAGTATGGAATAGCAGAAATTTCAATGAGAGGGAATCCCTTGTTAATAACAGTGTTGGTAATATTAATTGGAGTTAATTTAATCTCTCCTTTAATATAATCAATGACCCCTACAGATTTTTTAACAATTTTAGGTTGAGTTTCAGAATCTAAGACAAATAAGTCAATAGTTCCTTTTTCATGAGTAGCATCAGGCACATCAGTAAGATATACTGTTGCACTTAGACCAGCAATATTAAATCCAGAAGACTTAATATTATATCCACCATCTTGTACAAAAAATCTGTTACCGTAACAAATTTCGTATTCCGCAAAACTATTTAACGATACTCTCAAATCCCTTCTTATACTAATAGTCGTAATATTAGAAGTTATACCTTCACTACTACCATCAATTAGATTCAAAAATTTACTATATTTGAATCTTGCTCCAAATCTGTTAATTTCAGCAGATTTAGAGAAAGTTTCTACATTACTACTTACAATTGTAGTGATTGAATTAGCAGATTTTGCTAAATTTGGATTAAAGTAAGTTGTAATGTTAGGTTCAATATACAAATACTTTAA